TATGAAATCACATGTGTGACAATTTTAATATTTCTATTTGTTGGTTGGATTCCAATTAGAATGCTGTGTGATGGTATTAAAGATATAATTCGAGAAATTAACAAAGGGAAACAAAATTATAACAAAAATAAAGAGGATGATACGAAAGGTTGATTTCAAGTGGAGGTAAAATAAATGTTAGTAAAGCAACCTAATGGATTGTATTGTTTCTACGATGGTATGTATGATATACCTATAAAATGGAATATTACAAAAGAACAATATATTCATATGGCTCTAAAGAAAGCAAGAAAAGAAGCTCTGAGTAGCTTAGAACATGCTGAAGATATTAAAATGGTATATGACGGATTTTTACCTGATGATAACATGTCTGAGAAACAATTTGACAAATTTCTAAAAGAAATTGGCAGTAATGAGACTTATGAAAATATTCATAAATATGATTGGGATTGATATGCCGATTAAATTACATTAAAGGAGAAATAAAAATGAATGTTAGTAAAGCAGAATATGAAGTCAAAACAACAATGACAAATGATTTATTAAAAGCAGAAGAGTATATCAATACATTGGGCGTTGCTACAAGAAATCCAGATAACGATGATGAATTCAGAAGTATGTACGATGTGTTGAGTGACATTGTGACAGTATGGAACAATAATCAAACCATTGGCAAAGATGTAGAAGAGTTCTTAGCTGGTAATCCTGAGACTTGTGATGAATTAGATGAATTTCTAAACCACTATAATTTGGATGGAATTATGAGAAACAGATAGGAGGATATACATATTGACAAAAGTAAAAGTAATTCAAAGAGATTGTTCAGAAGCTGATTTTGATAAGTCTAAGATCTCAACTGCAATTCTTAAAGCAATGAAAAATGGCTCAGGTATTATAAAACCAAAGATTGCAGAAGATATTGCAGACGAAATTGAAGAAGAGTGTAAGGATAAAGACGAAGTAAGTGTCTCTGATATTGAATCAATGGTTTATGATAAATTAATCACCAAAAAACAGAGACTTACTGCAAAAGCATATGAAGGATATAGAAGTATTCGTGAGTTTCAGAGAGAAAATGAGAATACAACAGATTCCGAGATTGATGAACTGTTAGATGGCGAAAGCGAATATTGGAATACAGAAAATTCCAATAAGAACTCAAAAGTATTAAATACTCAGCGTGATTATATGGCAGGAATTGTTAGCAAGGATATTTCTCGTAGATTTTTGCTTCCACCAGAAGTTGTACAAGCACACGATGAAGGAATTATTCATTTCCATGATATTGATTATTTTGGCATGAATGCGATGAGTAACTGCTCACTTATTAATCTTGAAGATATGTTACAGAATGGTACTTGTATTAACAAGGTAATGATTGAAAAACCACATAGATTTATTACTGCTTGTACAATCGCCACTCAGATTATTCTTGGTGTTACATCACTTCAGTATGGAGGGGCTACAATTACTCTTACACATTTAGCACCATTTGTAAGAGATAGTTACAATAAATACTATGAGAAATATAGGTCATGGGGATTTTCTAATGAAGATTGTAAGAAGTATGCAGAAGCTGATACCAAAAAAGAAATAGCAGATGGCGTTCAGACTTTTAACTATCAGTGCAATTCTATGTCTAACTCAAATGGACAGTCTCCTTTTTTGAGTGTGTTCATGTATCTTGGAGAGACTACAGAGTATAAGAAAGAACTTGCAATGATTATTGAAGAATTTCTTAATCAGAGATTACTTGGTCTTAAAAATGAAGTTGGCGTATATGTCACACAGGCATTTCCAAAACTTCTCTATGTCTTAGAAGAAGATAATATTCATGAAAATTCCCCTTATTGGTATTTAACAAAACTTGCAGCTAAGTGTACTGCAAAGAGAATGAACCCTGATTATATTTCAGAGAAAATTATGAAGAAATATAAAGAGGGCAACTGTTTCCCGTGTATGGGCTGCCGAAGTTTCCTTTCACCTTATAAAGACGAAAATGGTAATTATAAATTTTATGGAAGACTAAACCAAGGCGTTGTTACCTTAAACCTTGTAGATGTAGCATTGTCATCTGAAGGAGACTATGAAAAGTTTTGGGATTTAATGGAACAGAGAACAGAATTATGCCATAAAGCATTACTTTGCAGACATAAACGATTAGAGGGAACGTTATCTGATGTCGCACCTTTATTGTGGCAGTATGGAGCATTTGCGAGACTTGAAAAGGGTGAGAAGATTGATAAATTACTTCATAATGGATATGCAAGTATTTCACTTGGATATGCAGGTTTATATGAGTGTGTAAAATATATGACTGGTAAATCACATATTGATTCACAGGAAGGTCATGATTTTGGTATTAAAGTGATGCAGTTTATGAACGATAAGTGTGACCAGTGGAATAAAGAGCATTATATTGGATTTTCAATTTACGGATCTCCAATAGAAAACACAACGTATAAATTTGCGAAGTGTCTACAGAAACGTTTTGGAATTATTAAAGGTATTACAGATAGAAACTATATCACAAACAGTTATCATACATTTGTAAAAGAACCAATTAATGCATTTGATAAACTTGCTAAAGAATCAGAATTTCAATCGTTATCACTTGGAGGTGCGATATCTTATGTTGAGACAGATGGATTAGTAAATAATGTAGATGCTATTTTAGAAATGAATAAATTCATATACGACCATATCATGTATGCAGAAGAAAATACAAAGTCTGATTACTGTCAGATTTGTGGTTATGACGGTGAAATTAAAATTATTGATGAAGGTGGCGAACTTATTTGGGAATGCCCAAATTGCCACAATAGAAACAAAGACAAGATGAACGTAGCAAGAAGAACCTGCGGTTATATCGGCACTAATTACTGGGGAAAAGGACGTACTCAGGAAATTAAGGAGAGATATGTTCATATGACAGATATTGCGGAGGATTTATAATGAGATATGCACAGATTCGTTCTATGGACATTTCTAATGGAGAGGGAGTTGGAGTCTCCCTCTTCGTCCAAGGTTGTCCATTTCAATGTAAAAATTGTTTTAATTCTGATACATGGGATTTTAATGGTGGTAAAGAATGGACAGAAGAAATAAAAGATAAATTTATGAAATTAATTGATAGACCATATATTAAACGAGTATCATTCCTTGGTGGTGAGTGTTTAGCTGAACAGAACCTCGATGAAGTCCTTAAATTAATTCAAGAAATCCGTATTTCTTTTCCTGAGAAAACAATATGGTTGTATACGGGGTATACATGGGAACAACTTGTATATAGTAGAATGCCATCAGGGGTAGGAAAAGAAAAAGAGTTTTTAAATTGGAATCGAAGAAATGAAATTATTTCTAATATAGATATCTGTATTGATGGAGAGTATGTAGACAATTTAAAAGACCTTACATTGAAGTGGAGGGGTTCAAAAAATCAACGAGTAATTGATGTGAAACAATCTCTCGCTCAGAACAAAGTAGTTTTATATTGCGATTAAGGAAGAATAGTATGGAGAGATTAACAAGAAGAGATTGGAGTAAATATGGATTCTACGACAAAGAGACTCCAATATTAGGAGCAAGACGTGAATATGAATTATATCAAAGACTTGGGCGTTATGAGGATATCGGTACGCTGGAAGAATGCCGGGCGGCGATGGAGAAGCAGACAGCAAAGAAGCTAACGCCTATTGACTACGAAAAATATGCAAATTTGGTGGATAATGCAATATATCTTAGAGGTGCATATGGGTGTCCTAACTGCAAGCATGTTGTAAAGAGTGGTACTTTTTGCAATAAATGCAGTCAAAAATTAGATTGGAGCGATGAAGAATGAGTGCTGTATGGTTCATAATTTTATTCCTTGCATGGGGGAACGGAATAAAGATTGACGATATGTCATATATGATGATTGCAATTTTTTATGTCGGAGATTGCATTTTAATGCAGAACAGGAGGTTGAACGATGGGGGAAATTATAACTCTTGAGGAAGTAGACAGAATCCCGACTGCCTACGACCCGGACAAGGTTGTAGAGCAGTTAGAAGAACTTAGAAAAGAATGTGAAGACCCATTGCAGGATTATGACCCAAATTATTTTATCGATAAGGCAATCGAGATTGTGAAAGGCGGTGAGGTGAACGAGTTACTTGATTGATAAATTCAAAGGTACATACAGAATCAAAGTTCCATATAATCAATGGACAAATGATTTTACACGAAAACTAAATGGAAATCTTGAAGATGTAGATTGTTATATTGATTGCCAGTATGGAAACAAGGTGTTTCATTATGGTAAAGATATTTTACAAGCGTATATTCCTTCTCTTGGTCGTGGACATAATATTATTAAAGTAATCAATAATATAGATTCTTCTCTTATCTGTGATATAGAAGAAACTGATTCAGAAATTCTATTTAGATTCAAATATGTCAATTCTGACAAAATTATCCCATTGTTAAAACCTAAAACTAGCGGTTCAAATATTAGTCCGTTCAGTTCAAAGAATTTGCCTAAAAATAAGGACTTTAAAATACCAGATGAGGAATTGAACCTTTATAAAGAAATAGTGGCTAAAATTCCATCAGAACGCATTTTAACACTAACACATAGCACGAATAGTTTTATTAAATCTTTGGCAACGAAAAATAATCCAATAGAGAATATTAAAGCAGACATGAAACTGAAAGGTTTAAAAGGTAAGGAGTATATTTACTCAATTGATAAATGGGATGAATACATTAAATTTTTAAAGGAGAATTTATAATATGGAAACAATTAAAATTAAATATTTTGACAATGAAATTGATAAAATCGAAAAAATCAGCAAAGGAGACTGGGTAGATCTTCGTTCGGCTGAAACAGTGCATCTAAAGAAAGGTGAGTTTCATTTGATTCCGCTGGGGGTTGGAATGAAGTTACCAGACGGATATGAAGCTAATATTGTACCGAGAAGCAGCACATATAAGAATTTTAAAGTATTACAGACAAATTCTTTTGCGGTAATTGACAACTCATATAGTGGAGATAATGATCAGTGGCTTTATCCAGTAATTGCTATGGAAGATACTATTATAAACAAGAATGATAGAATCTGTCAGTTCCGCATTAATAAAATTCAGCCAGATATTGAGTTTGAAGAGATTGAACATTTAAATGATGTTAATAGAGGATCATTTGGTTCTACTGGAAAGGCGTAATATGATTAAACTTTCACCCGAAGAAAAATTCAATTTAACTATCAATGAAGCAAGTGCTTATTTTAACATAGGAAGAGATAAATTATATGAACTTGCAAAAGAAGAAGGAAATATTTATACGTTGCACAACGGCAAAACAATTCTATTTAAACGTGAGCAATTTGAAAAGTATTTAGAAAATAAATCGTACATATAAAAATTTGTAAAAGACCAGACTTTGTGATATATTGTTCATATAGGTTTGGTCTTTTCCCATAGAAAGGAGTAACAAATGGGTAAAGATTTAAAAGGTAAAGAGCTTGGAATGGGTTTAAATCAAAGAAAAGATGGTAGATATCAAGCAAGATTTACGTCTGTAAATGGCAAACGTAAAGAAAAAAACTTTGATAAAATTACAGAAGCTCGTAATTGGCTAACAGAAGCCAAATACAAAGATAGTCTGTTGAACAATTGTAACATGACTGTTGATGAGTGGTTTGATTTCTGGTTGAATAATTATAAAGAAGGGATTGTTGCAAATAATACTAAAAAAAATTATTCCAATCGTTACAAGAATAATATTAAAGAATATATAGGTAATATACCTTTGGGAGATGTAAAGAATATAAATTGTCAGCAAATATTAAACAAAATGTTTGAAGACGGAAAATATTCTTATGGGACAATGGAATTAACGATGATAACGCTTCATGCTTTATTTAAAGGAGCTGTTGAAAACGGTTACATTATTCGAAATCCTGCTGACAATTTAAAACTAAAAAAACGAAACTTGGATGATGATGAAAATAACCGAAGAGTCCTTACAAGAGACGAGCAAAGAGATTTTATTAAATATGCAAAAAAATCTATATATTATAATGCTTTTAGGCTTGTTCTTGAGACGGGATTGCGATGTGGGGAAATTGGTGGATTGCAATGGTCGGACATTGATTTGGATTCTGGTTTTTTATATGTAAAGAGAACATTATTACAAGATAGTAAAAAAGGTGGTTTTTATTATGGAATTCCCAAATCAAAAAGTAGTAAAAGAAAAGTTCCACTAACAGATGAAGCTAAAAATATACTACTAGATCAGCAAAAACTTCAATATAAATTAAAACATCAAAGTTCTGAATGGCATAACGAATGGAATGATTTAGTGTTTTCTACAATAAATGGCAATCCGGTTGGTGCATCTACATTTAGAATTACAATGATTCGTATTGTAAAAAATATCAATAAGGATAGAGAGGCAGATGCTCTTGGAGGTGAATATGAAATATTTGAACATTGTTATATGCATTCATTAAGGCATACTTTTGCTACAAGATGTATAGAAAAAGGAGTACAACCAAAAACATTACAAAAGATACTCGGGCATTCATCTATTCAAGTTACAATGGATTTATATGTACATGTCACA